GCCTGTTCAAAAATGGCGTTCAGTTCTTCACCACGCAACACACCGGAAGCCATAGCCTGTGTAAGCTGAAGCATAGCGGCGGATTGCTCTTGGGCGCTTGCGCCGCCGATCACAAAGGATTTATTCACCAATTCGGAAAATGCAACCACTTCATCCATATTGGTGAAGGCATCACGGGCATTGTTGCCCAACTTGGCAACAGCGGCGGCGGTGTCCATATAGTAGGATCGGGAACGCTGTGCGGAAGCCATAACCTGTTTTTGCAATTCAGCAAGGCTCCCTCCATCCGTGAAGTTCACTTGTGCCGTTTGATCCTGAAACGGGGTATCAGCAACAGCGGCATCAACCGAAATAGCAACCTGTTCCCGTTCTGCAAACCCAAGCTGGGCATTGTTCAACCGGGCATTGGTGCTTGCCATACTGTCTGATAAGTCCACCAGCTTTTTTACTGCGGTTAAACCACCCATGGCAACTGCAATACTTTTGATCTGGCTCAACAATCCACCAGCGGCGGAAGTTCCGTCCCTAATGGAATCATTAAACCGATCTTGGGTGCTATCCGCTTGCCTGATCTGCTGTTCAAGCTGGTCAAATCCTACTGTTGCATCTGCTATATCTTCCCGTACTTGCTGAAGGACAGACGCATCAAAACTTTGGCTGAATGTCCCTTGGGCGGTTTCCATAGCATTGATCAAGGTATTAACACCCCGGCTCATAGCTTGAAGGGGCCGGGTCATACCGTCATACAGGGAAATAGCGGCTTTAATTGTTGCCATTATGTAACACCACCTTTCTTAACCTTTCGGCGCTCCAATTCCGCCTTCAGGCAATATTGGTATAAGACATGAACAACATTGTTGGCCGGGGTTTTGCCCATATCAATGATTTCCTTGCGAATTACCCGATCCTTCATCTTCATGACATTCACGGTAATTGAGCGCATTTTTTCATAGAATTTGAAATCCTTATTCAAGATCATTATACCATTTGGGCAAAGCTGTCCCGGTAGCCTTTCCAAAGGAACTTCAGGATCAGGCTTATAACTGATCTGCGGAATCATGGGGATCAGAGAAAAGCGCACCGCCCACAGGTTTTTATTGATGATTTCAATATGGGGGTTTTCGTGTTTCAGCATGGGTTTCACCATCCTTTCTGCTTTCCAAAAGCTGATCTATATAGTCAAGCCCCCGCCGATGGTATTTGTAAAGAGTTGCCGGTTCATAGTGCATCTTTTCAGCAATATCCATCCACGGCATCAGTTTATTTTCCTCTACTCCGTATCGCCAAAATAAAACAATATGCGCTTCAGGATCGGAAACACGGTCAATCAAAGACAGGGTTTTTCTCCGCTGATCGGTAAGCTGATCTATATGTGTTTGCAGATCATCCACGAAGGCTTGAATCTTTTTCCGGTTGCTGTTGGATAGCTGAATCCCTCTTGGGGCCATATCGTCATTCTGGCAAGCCTTCAGACGGTGGATCAGGCGTTGACTTGCTGGAAGTTGATTCAATAGTTGTTCTGCCATCATGGGTTCTTTGGGAGTTTGCAAGGCGCTTCACCATCCTTCCTGTATGGGGGGAAACCCCTGAAGGCCGGTAAGCTGTAACCTTCAGGGGGAGTATCAACATCAAAAGTTCACAAGGCACTTGCCTTCATGCCAGACAGCGCCATATTTCTGTTTTCCAGTAATCGTGAACATCGTTCATCCTCCATATTGATTTTTTAGGCCACGGGGTAGCTGAAACTGCACATATAACGCCTGCCCCATGTGATGTTATACATCAATATTGTTCCTGCCGAACTAAGCGTTAAGGCCATAGTTTGTTCAGCAGTATGGTTGATGTCATCGTATGGGGCAACACCTATCGTCAATGGAAGCGCAGTTGCGGGAAGTCCTGTCAACAGCGTCCTGTCAGATGAAGATGTACCCGCAAGCTCGAAGTCAAGCGTCACATAACAAACGCCGTTTCTTACAACATATCTTGAATTAGTGCTGGGTGTCGCAACTGCTGTATTAAAGACAACATTAGTAAGGGAAACATCCGCAACGCCGTTTGTAATTCTTTCCTCAATCTGCTTACTGCTCCATGTGCTGTCCTCGCTCACGGCGGCATCGTCAATGGGCGCACCGTCACCCTTGGGGCCTTTGGGCAAGCCCACATTGATCTGATACTGTCCCGCCACATCGGGATCAGGGACAACTTCAAAAGTTGCGGGTGCATCGGGTTCAAGGGTGTCTACGGTGCCAGCGATCAGGGTGGGGGTGGAACCATCGGCACCTTGCGGCCCCTGTGGGCCTTCAGGCCCTTCCGGGCCGGTAGCACCGGGCGCACCAGCTTCACCCTGAATACCCTGTGGCCCCTGTTCACCGGGATCACCCTTTTCCCCACGCTCACCTTGGATACCCTGTGGGCCTTGCTCACCTTGCGGCCCTTGCTCACCTTGGGGGCCAGCTTCACCAGCGGGGCCGGTTGCGCCTTGCGGCCCGGTTTCCCCCTGTGGGCCTTGTGCGCCGGTTTCACCCTTATCACCTTTTTCACCCTTTGCGCCACGCATGGCAAGCAACTGCCAAAACGGATCATTGGTGGTTCCATCCACCGGGGGTTCATTAGTGGGGTTGTCAACCTTGCAAACATAGGTGTTCCCGTCTGTATGGCTCACATAATCGTTCAGGGTGTACGGGGGATCGGCGGCGGCGTCATAGTCACCACGGGGATTGGTAGCGGAAGCGGCGCTTTCACCGGGTTCACCTTTTTCACCCTGTTCGCCTTTTTCGCCGGGAATACCCTGAATACCCTGTGGCCCCTGTTCGCCTGTATCGCCTTTTTCACCCTTTTCACCGGGGATTCCCTGAATACCTTGGGGGCCTTGTTCACCGGGATCACCTTTATCACCCTTTTCACCGGTTTCCCCTTTGGGGCCTTGCAAGCCCTGAATACCCTGAAGGCCCTGTTCACCTTGGGGGCCTTGCGCTCCGGTTTCACCCTTGGGGCCTTGGATACCCTGTGCGCCGGTTGCACCGGTCAAGCCTTGCGGCCCTTGGGGGCCGGTTTCGCCTTTTTCACCGGGAATACCTTGTGGCCCCGGATCACCGGGAACACCTTGGGGGCCTTGGGGAACAAACATGGTGGAAGTGGTGGGTGTACCCCCGTCAGGTGTCCACGAAAACACCACTTCCACGCCATCTGTCACAGGGGTGATGGTCTGGATAGTACAGTTTTTACCCTGAAGCGCACCCATACCGGCAAGGGTGTCATTTACATATTTCTTTGCAAGCGCATAGGTTACAACATCCATTGTATCCCGTCCTTTCAAAATCATTTGTGATCCTGTTTACTGAAGTTCAGAATTGATGAAAGCATACATTTCCAAGCCGGGATCAGCGCCCATTTCAAACAGGCGGTTCTTAATGGCAATCTGCGTGGCCTTGACTTCATCCCAACTGGAATAAGTACCGGCCTGACGGAAGTTTTCAGGGGTTAGCAGAATAGCCTTTTCCTGAAGGGCCAGCAGTTCAAAAATGGTGTAGAACCGGCGAGCATCCACCACCAAATCAATATGATCCTGTGCCGTTCCCATGGCCGGGGAAATCTTCATCAGAAGTTCATCCTGTTCCAGTTCGGCCACAGCGGTAATGTTGGCGGTACTCATGTTGATTGCCCGGATCGTCTGATCCATAATCAGCCGGTTTTCAGATTTTGCCTTGCTGATCCCAAGATCACGACCAGCAAACACATAGACACGGGCCAGCCGGGTTTCATTTTCAATATGAAAATCCCGCTGTTCAATGAATTCCCGTTCCTTGTTGACGGATTCGGAATGGGTATAGCGGTAGATCATGGATTGAATTTCCGCATATTCATCAGCGGTAGGGTGAGGAATGGCGGCGGCGTATTCCTGATTAGCCGCTTTCTGTGCATCATCCAAGGTGGTGGCGATTTCGTCATGAATAGCCTTAATCCGGGTATCGTATTCTTCCTGAATGGCCTTCTTTTTTGCGGCCCACACTTCACCGCCAACAAAGAACTTGTTGCCGCTGATTTCGGTATATTTACAAGCGGCAATCTTCTGATTCTTTTCCAGTTCCAGAGATACCACCTTCTGAAGCTGGGCCTTCACATAGGCTTTCAGATTTTCAATTTTTACCATGTTGCATCGTCCTTTCATTCTCTAATAAATTCAAAGTGTTGATTTCACTGGATTTTTGGGCCTGTTTGTTACTAATAGGGTTCTATTGGTGGGGATCGTAAGGAACAAACCATTTCTGATCCCGGTATCGTTCCACCAATTCTTCCACTGTGTACTGATCGTGGTTTTCCAACAAATCCTTCAGGGCCGGGTTATCCGCCAGATCATCAGGCAAGGGGAACCGGTGTTCTTGAAGTCCCCGAATTAGATCAACATAACGGGCCATCCATGCGGCATCATCATTGGCATCTGCAAAGGCCACAAATTCCCGGATTTCTTCAGTTAGGCAAAAACAAAAGATCAGTTCATTGGGTAGGTAAAT